AGTAAATCCATTCCAAAGTGAATAAGTATCAGGATTAAAAGTAGTTGTTGCATGTGAATCTGTAGCTCCACTTCTATCACCAGCAAATGTTAATACATAATTCTTATCAACTGCTACATCTCCACCATAACTTCTTTTTCTATTTATATAAGATACATTTCTATCTATTAAAGCAATAGTATCTTCAAATACTCTTTTGGCTAAACTTTCATTTATTTGAAACAGATATTTATTTTCTGGTATTTTTAACCACTCTCCCCAATTCAATTTTGTATTACCTTGTTTTTCTCTCGAAACGGATATTAATAAAGGAATCAAGTCTGTACTATCTACAACTTCCATTTTTTTAAGTTTATCTTCATATATCTTTTGTGATGCTGACTGAACTTTTTCTTCCATCCATTTAGATTTTTTTAAATTATCTAAAAGAACGGCTTTGTCTTTTTCTAATTCTAAAACTTCAGTAGCTAATTCAGAAGTCTGTGTTTCCAAATTTTTTATAATTCTATCTTTTTCCTCTAACTCCTCTTGATGTTGAATTTTTATATCTTTAAAATCCCCTCTACTATTATTAAACTGAGCATTTAATCTCTCTTGGATTTGTTCTCTGTTATCTGATTTTTTTGTAACTCCAGAGTGTCCGAATTTTTCTTTTAATAATTCTAAACTCATTATCTTGGTCTCTCCTCAATATTAATAGAAGACAATCTACTACGATGTGCTGTAGCTTTTATAGCATGATTAAAACTTGGATGTCCACCGATAAGTTGTGGTTCTGTGACTCCGTTGATTTCCCAATACCAATTGTTCCAATCACAGATGTCACCAGCTTCAGGAAAAAAGTTTAATGAACCACTAGCCAAATTATTTCTCTGAAACATCAAATCAATCGTAGAAGTTGTATCAGGTCCTGCTTCTTGAAATTGTTCTACTTCAGGAGCATTATATCGTATCAGACAATTTACCCTAAACCCTACGTTAAAATACTTGGTGGTTGATTCACCATATATGTTTTGATTTGTGTGTTCAGGTGCTACTTTATAGATATCAACTGACTGACCGACTATCTCATCGATAAGTTCTTCATTCATATGGTCAACTAAGTTTATTTCCTTTTGGGAAATAAAAAATGGACGTGTAGCAGACATCTATTTATCCTATGTATATGTTTAACGGAGCTTTTGCCAATACCTCTCTCTGAGCATTTGATTCCTCTGCCTCCGCTTTTAATTTTTCTGTCAAAGATACTGATTCTAAAAATTCTTTTAACTCTTCTAATAATTGTGTTTTTTCTTCTCTACCCTCTGTCTTTAGAGCTTCACCATCCAATGTAACTTCTCCATCAGGTATCGGCATAGAACTATACTTACTTCTGATGATACCTAGTAACTCTTTAGCAAGAGCATAAGTATACTTTCTAATCCATTGACGACCAGGTTGATTAATGGAATTATAAGTAACAAATTTATATGGAACATTGGAAGGATCTGATACACCACCTTGTAAAGAAGCATTTGAATTGTTGGTATTTCTGATATCATCTTTGACATAATATTCAAACCATATCTTGTCACCAGCATTCCCCTCTGTAGGTTCAGGAAATATCCTTAAGTTATTATTATGTAATTCGAAAGAATAAGCACTCTTTCTTACCAAATCTGATGTTTCAATAGCATTTGCTCTAGCTAAATCATAAGAGATTGGTTTTAGTACAAATGATATTGCTGGAGAAACATTACCAAAACCAAAGGCATCAAGAAGTTGTCTTTGGTCAAATGTACCAGCATAAGGATCGTAAAATCTTGAAACAGCTGCTGGTTGATGATTAAATACTCTATGAACTTCAATTCTTTTTCCACTCTCGTTATCATCAGCCCAAACACTCTGTAAATCATAATCTTGTTTTGAACCAGATAAAGTTATGTATCCTTTTTTCAAATCATAATTTTCATTTAATCCAACTACTTGTCCGTACTTATCTGAAAGAGTTACAGAAGCTCCCAATGATGGAGTTACAGGATCAGCAGAACCCGTACTTAAAGAACCTGATATTCTATTCTTTTCCCCATATTGTTCCCACATCCAATTCTTGATATTATAGTTGTTGATGTGTTGTGAGTATTCGTTTACAGATTCTTCAAAACAAGCATATATTGAACCACTTGGTATCTCCAATTGTAATACAGGAAAACCAAGTCTTTTAGCACACCACTTAGTTACTGAAACAATATCTGTTTGAAAAGTTGAATCGGCATCGTAAGTTCCGTAAGGTGTTTGTCCACTTTCAAACGATGACGGGTCTTCATAGGCATAATCTAATTTTGGCATATTGTAATTCTCCTACCTATAAATATATAGTTTTTGAAAACAAGAGTCAACCTTTATTTTAGTTAAAACAAAAAAAGGGGGCAAAAAATGCCCCCTTTTTTTATGTATCAGAATTATGATTAGATTAAACTAAGTCAAGTGACTTACAATGAATCAAACCATAGAACTCTGGACGGATCATCTTCTTAGCGTATCTCGTCATCACACCTTTTCTTGGTGTAAAATCACTAGGATCGTATACCAATGGAGTTGTAATCAACGGAACGTAAGGACTATATACAGCACCAGTTTCTAAGAAATTACTACCTCTAAATCCAACCAAGATTGAATTTTCGGTCATGTAAGGGTTCTTATAAACAGTGTAACGACCAGCAGCTTGACCTATCTTAGAGATACCCATACTGAATTGGTCATTTCCACCATCACCAGGCTGACTTACATATCCAGGAAGTGATTCAAGAATGGTAGCAACTTTTGGAGCAACAACTACAAAGTTAGCACCACCACGAAGTGTCAAACGATGAATTTCATTTGATACTTTTTGAATCTTGGATACAAGAGTCTGATACCATTCGAAACGAGTTCCATAGAATGTAGTCGTAGCAAATGAATTAGTACCTGCATCGAAATCCTCACCAGCTTTAGCAGACCAGTAATCTTCTGTTACAGCATCTTGAATCAACATATCAAGGATTTCCAAATCAATTTCCATTGAGATGTAATCACTTAACATTGAAGTTAATTCAGCTTCTGCATCTACAGAATGATAAGCGTTTAAGTCTTGAGCAAGCTCAGGTGACCAAACAGCTTTTAACTTACGAGTCTTAGCAACAATTGGTAAAGACCTCATTTCAAGGTTAACTTCAGGTATATTCAACGAATCAACAGTTGCATTACCTACTCTATCCTCGAAATCACCACGATTAGCAGCATTAGTTTCTTGTGGATAATCTATAGCATAAGAACCAGAGGTACTGGCGCTTGAACCAGTAACAATCAAAGTAAGTGTGTTACCACTAACTGACCTAAACTGAGGTAGTTCTTTAATACCAGACTTAGTGACGCCCCAAGAACGTAGTGCAAGTTTATCAGGTCTTGTTAGACCAGAGATACTACCAGTGATTTTAAATAGTTTATGACTACTATTTATAGAAGCAGAAATCTCAGAATCGAAATCGATATCTTTGAAAGATGCCTGTGTACCACCAAATGCACCACCAAATGTGACGTTTGCAGCAGATTGTGTTATTGAATATCCGTAACGACCTACACCATAAAGTCCACCCTCTCCAAAAGGTGCGACTGAACCAGATGGTGAATTAGGACCTTGTTTACCATGTAAGGTATCGGTTGTTCCAAATTTACCGGCATTTGTTCCATACTTGAAATCAAGAAAGAACACAAGTCCGGATGGTAAATTCATCGGTTGAACAGAAACAAGTTCCTGTGCAACGATGTTACCAAAAACTCTTCTTACAAGAGGTAGAGCAACACCTGACCACTCTTCGTCTCCTACACCAGAACCGGCGGAAGGCGAAGTTTTAGAATTTTCAGAAATTAACTGACGAGCCTGGTTTTCTAGCAATACAGCCATACCAGATTTCTGCCAATCATTATCCATTCCCTCTAAAAGTCCAGATTTGTCCCACTTTGCAACGAGTTTAGCGCTCTCATCTTTTTGCTTCTTTATAGGTGAAGCATCAAGAAGAGATTCATTTATATATTCGCTCATTTTATCGTTCTCCAATTAAGCGGTTTAAGATTTAAGACCAGCAAGTTTTCTAAAACGGTCTGCAACTTGACTTTCCTCAGTAATGATTTTAGTCTTAGGTGCAGTTCCACCAGATTTCTTACTAGCATATGATTCCTTAACAACTTCTTTTCTTTCACCACCATTGTCTTTATAAGACTCTGCAAGTGTAGAATAAACCAACTTGATTTCACGAGTTGTTTGAGCTCTATCAAAAGTCTCAACAATTTTTAACTTTTGGTCGTTACTCAATACATACTCTTTGAAAAGTTTATTGGTATATAGAAGTTTAGCATTAAGGATGTTAACTTCGTGAAGTTTGTCTCTTAAGAAAGAAACAGCTTCCTTGTACTCTTTAAGCTCGCCTTGTAGCTTGTCAACTGATTCGTGCTTTTTGCCTTTACCAGGATCTTCTTCATCAGATGCACTAGCCATTTTCACGCCAGTACCTTTGCCGATACCAGAGGAAGTAGATTGTTCATCAACTTCGTCTTTCTCGTCATCTTCATCGTCATCTTCGGTCACAACTTCTTCTTCAACTTTTTCTTCTTCTTCATCAGGACCTTCGTTGACAGATTCTTCTTCATCACCAGGATCACCAGCTTCTTCTAGCTCTTCTTCAAGTTCTTTGATTACTGCTTCTAAATCGAGTTCTTCAGACTCATCGACTTCTTCGTCTTCTTCGTCTTCATGTTCTTCTTCAGAAACAACTGGAGCATACTTCACACCATCGATTTCAATGATTTCACCTTCATCAACTTCTTCTTCATCGTCATCATCTTCACGGCGTGAGGATTCTTCTCCATCATCATGCATACCTTCTTCAGGATCTTCATCGTCTTCATCGTCCCTCTTAGGTCTACTTGACATTTCACCCATTTCGTCATCTTCGTCTTCGTCTTCTTCATGCTCACCTTCGTAAACGTCTTCGTCTTCTTCGATTTCGTCTTCAGCAAGTTTAGCAGACAACATAGATTTTAGATGTGGAGTAAATGCTTCTTCAAGAGCCATTTTAGCATTTTGCAGTGCAGTTTCACGAACAGCTTTAGCGTCAGCGATAGCTTCTTTTAATAAATCAGACATAATAATGTCTCCCATACTATTTGTATTGGAATAAAGTTATTCTGGAACTTTAATTAAGGATTAATTTTTTAGACTCTGTACACACACAGAGTATTGAGGTTACATATAAGTATATAGAAAAATAAAAAACCTAGTCGTTATTGATAGAACGAACCTTTTGTAATCTAAGTTTCTTTCTTTTTCTTCTAGCAACAGATGGTTTTTCGTAGAATTCTCTTTCTCTTAACTCCCTAAGTAGATTGGAGTTTTTTACTTTTCTTTTGAATTCTGATATAGCTCTTTCAGGACTTTTGTTTGTAGCATCCACAAAAAGTAAGGATGATTGTTTTTTCTTTTTTCTTTTCTTTTGAAACATTTTGTAACCCTTTCGTTTACTTTTCATTATAATATTAAATCTTTCAATTTAGGTAAACTTTCTTTCATTTGTTTTTCAAAGTCTTTTGTAAGTTCTTTATGTCTTTTATCTGTAGAAATATTAATGTCTGTAACATCGTCTTTGTTTATTTCATTATCATTTACGTCAATTGTATCAGGATCTAATGGTTCTAAATCTACTAAATCATATCCAGTAGTTTTCTTTATTATTTTAGCCAATCTTGATTTATAAGAGTTGTATTTTTCTGTAGGGACATATCCAGTATATCCTTTTGTACCAGGAGAACCATTTGACGTAGTGTTCTCATTAATCTTCTTCATCTTCTTCAATTAATTGTGCCTCAGATAAACACCCTCTAGCAACTGCTGTATGAGCATCTTCTATATGTACGATTTCAGAAATAGGAATTGGAAAATCATTTTGGTCAAATTGTTCGTTAAATACATCTAAGAATCCCTTAACCAAAGAAGTACCACCACCTATTACAATAGGGACAGCTTCAGGAAAATTAGGAACATTCTCAACACCTTCGAACTGAACCTTTAGGTTAGTTAAAAGATAGTTCACAAGAGCACCATAATAAGAACGGATAGCAATCAGAACATTAGCTTCGTCTGTATCTTCCTCGTAAATGTTTTGGTAATTAGCAGAAGATAAATCAAGTGTAGTTGAAGTTTCTTTTATACTTGTAACTTTAGCTCTTGGTACACCTGTATCCATAGCAACATTTTCATCAACCCAATCACCACCACGACTCACACTAAAAGATAGGGCAGTCATCCCTTGATACATAACAGCTATGTTACACATTCCAGCTCCCATTGAAATGGCTACACCAGTTAGTTGTGTGTCAACCAAACCCTCATAACCAATGGCAACTGCCTCCTCTATCTTCTTTACGGAATATCCGTATTGTTCTATTATCGTTCTCAATACATCTTCGTGATATGAAACTTCTCGTTGGACATCAATAGGTTTAGATGGAATACAATATACACATGTTTCTCCATCTTTTGCATCTCCAAGTAATTCACCTATTATAGCATTTAATACAGGCAGAGCATCTTTTTCAGTAGGATTTAACAAACCACTTTTCATTGGTCGTTTAAGTTCTGATGTAGAGAATATTTGAGCATAGTTAAAAGCGTGTTGTCCAACAATATGAACTTTACCAGCTTTCTCTACAAAAGGAATCCTTTGTCTTTTTAACATTAATTTTACTTGTTTAACTTCACCATCAACAGTCAAGAAAGCATTTCTTTGTTTTTTTATACTGTCTTCCGTAGCAGCAATATAAAATGATGTTCCACAATCTAAACCTTTAGCCATATTTAACCTCTTCTAATTTGTTTAAGTTTATCCTTTTGTGTTGATACTTTACCTTTAATTACCTCATCTGACTTTACAGAAGCAGTAGTTGGTTTCTGTAATGCTATGTTTTTTCTCATTTGGATGTCCACATGTCCGATTTCTTTTTTAACAGATTGAGGTAGTTCGACTTCAACAGCTTTTGGTGTTGAAACATTTTTAAAAACTTTTTTTCCATTTGGTTTATAAAATAATTTTAAAAGTATCCCTACTATAAAACCTATTTGCCATAATGTCAATGAGACATAAACAAATGTACTACTTATCTCCATTTTTCTTTTTGATTGCCTTAGAAATAGCTTTACGTCTCTTTGCTAGATAATCGTCACTATCATCTTTATCTCCGTCATTATCAATATCTCCGTCTTCTTTACCGACAGGATCCATAGCCTCTTCTATGTCATAGTATCTGTTTAAGATATTTCCCATATCTTCATATAGAGCGTTTAGTCTTTCATTAACGGCATTAGCTTCAAGAGCAGCTTTCTTAAACTGAGAAGTCATACCCTTTAATTCTTTCATGTTTCTCTTAACAGAAACAGCATCAAACCAATCATCGGTTTCACTCAAAACATGATTTTGAGCAGATTCAGCAATACCAACAAGTTGTTTAGCAACTTCAATAATACCATTATCTTTAAAAAGTTGTCCACCTATCGTCTGATAGTTTTTAACAGCTTCGATTACTTGGAATTTATTAACTTGTGGTTTTTCTTCACGAACGGCAATATCTTCTACCATTCCCATTAACTTTATGTTTTTCATTTCGACACCCTCGTTTTGAGCAAGTTTCTGACTAATTTTTTCTTTAATGTATTTATCTGCCAGATGTTTTTCTCTACCGTATCTGGCTTGACTCCACTTTTTCTGTAGAGACATCGGTAAATCTGTTTCACTTAGACCATTATTGATGAATGAAGCAACTCTTCTAGCATCAACACTTTTTACTTTACGATAACGAAACTCTTCTAATTTTTTTAACCAAGAACGAACTTCTTTTACAGTTACTTTTCTATCGAGACTTTCGTCTATTTTTTTATACTTTTTTCCGTTATGTATGATATAGTCTTTCATAATTATAAATATTATCTTATTTGGTTTCCTTCTCAATCATTTTATTTTCCACTATGTTTCATTTCAGTTTCTAAGAAACCTTTCAAAACATTTCGTTTATATAAAACACTATACGCTGATTCAGCGTCACCTTTTTTTATGTATTTATTTACTTCAGCAATATATCGTTTGATACTACCTTGCATTTGTTTTCTAGTCATTACACCAAAACCTGGTATCTGTACCTTTGCATCTAAAGGAGTTTCCACACCTTTTTTTGGTGGTGTGATTTTAGCTTCTCTTACATACTTTACTAATGACTTTAAACTTATCATTTTGTTACTTTTTTAACCTTTTCAATTGAACGACCAGCAAAATATGCAGCGTATACAGTCATAAGTAGAGTCTGATATACAGGCACATATGCCTCACCTATTGTAAACTCACCCATGTTACCATCAAATACACTTAATATTACGAATACAGCAGTAAGGAAAACTAATGTTAGTGGTCTAATGTTTTTACTTAACCAACTACCATGTTTTAAATCAGCTTCCCAACGAGCAGATACTTGAGCTTGAGCAGCCTGTTCAGCTTGTGCTAGTATCTGTGTAATCTTTTGTTTTGCTTCTTCTTTCTCTTCACCAGAAGTATGTAAGTCGTCTACTATATTTCCGATATCTTTAATCGCATCACCACCAAGTAAACTACCAGCGGCTTTTCCTAATGTTGCTAAAAAACTCATAACCTAACTCCTTAATCGTCAGCGTGTTCTAATAGTTTAACATCATCTTCAGCGTTGTTAAACCAAAAATCTATTACTTTAGCAAATGAACCAACAAATCCACCTAACATTAATAGTAGGATTTCTTTCCAGCCACTCTGAACATCTACACCATTACTCATAAAGTAAATCATAAGAGCAAGAATTGTAGAGAAAAGTGCTACCACAGATATACTAATGTACCATTTCTTGTTCTGTCTAAACTTTATGATATCAACTAATTGTTGATTGATAGCATGTTTTTGGTCTTGTATATGATAATCTGATTTATTGTTGATTACTTTTTTTACTTCGGCCATTATAAACTACTCCCTATCTTAACATTTTTTCCAAATTTATCCCACATTCCAGCAAGAATCCTTATTAATTGTTTTTCGTTTTTTGTGTTTAATTTCTTTTTGATATCATCATTTGCTTTATTATAAATTTGTTTGAATAAATTAGCTGACATACTATCTACAGTTTGACCACCCACTTTTCCAAATCCAGTATCAGCAATCTTAAATAATTTTTCAACACCCTTTGATGCTTTTGGCATACCAACATGACTTATAGTACCCATACCTGATTTACCTTTTAGTTTAATTTTTTCACTTATAGATTCTTGTAATGATGTAAGTATTTCTGCCTTTTTTGATATAGGAGCAGTTCTATATTTTTTAGAAACATAATCATAGTTCTGTTCAATTTTATCTAAAGCATCTTTTTTAGTATCACCTTTTTTCATAAGATACTTCAATATCTTTCCCACTTCAGCTTTATTTCTTGTACCTCTATGTTTACTAATCTTTTTAGACATTCTACCACCAAGTGATACTTCGTCTTTTTTCTTTTTCTTCTTTTTTAGAAGATGAGGACCTGCTGGTTCTTCTCCAAGATTTCCATCTATACCATATCCACAAGTTCCCTCTTTTAAAAACGGAAACTTCTTTATTAATTTATCGTAATTTTTATCAGTAGGGAATGGTGGGTGACCATCTTTCTTTAATTTTTTTACATTGATTCCACCATTCTTTACCAAGTATTTCTTTGACCAAGCGTCTTGAGCTTTCTTTACTTTTGGTGAAGATTTTTTTATGGGAGAACCTTTTTGTTTAGCAAGTAAATCTCGTTGATATGTACTCATTCCACTAAATCCACTATACTCTTTTATTGATTCTTTTATCTTCAAAATTTTTGACATGTTAATAGTCATATCAACCAACTCATGTGATTTATATGTGTCGAGTTTCTTTTTGTAACTCTTCATCTTCGGATGATTATAAATTTTCATAATCAAGTTAGCAGTTTTAGCATTCATCCGAGTACCATCAACAGTTCCATATTTATTCTTTTTAGCTAAATTTGAAATCTGTTTGATTGCCTTAGATTCTTCATTTACATTACCCTCTGCCTTAATACAATTTCTGTATCTCTTACCAAACATAACCTTTGTCTTACGAGTAGGATGTGTCATGTATCCCTTCTGACAAGCCTCACATAAACATATTTCTTCTTTTACCACTTCTTTAAGACCATAATCCATAACTCTTTTGATAAACGTATTTTGAACATTGAATGGTTC